CAGGTTTTAGCTTTCCTTATTTAATTGTTCGATAATCTTAAATGATTCAAAAGAGCGGATACCGCTAACTTCAGTACCATACTGATTACGAATAAGGCCATCAGTACCCTCAGAACTACGCATCATTTCGACATACTTGCGTAGACTGGTATCTGAAAATTTAAGGCTGTATTTGTCAAGACTCCATATATATTTGACAAAATCACTGAAGAGTGGATGGAATTTGCAATTTTCTAGGATGGAAATGCTCCTAATGGAAAAGAAGTCTTTACCATCTAACCCATCATCCAGAAAGTCAGTGAACCTTTCTAGGTTCATTATTCTATTTAAAGCTCTATAAGTAGAATAAATACCACCAAGTTTACCTTTATCAATATAATCAATATGATAAAGACGTTGCAGGAATACGATAAAATTCGCCGCAGTATATGTTTTGTCCCTGTTAACTTCAAGACCTTCACGTTCAAAACTCGCTAGATATGTCTCGACCTCCGGCATGCCTGCCAATCGAGCAGCTGAGTCATCACCGTGATACTGGCTTGAATCACCACCAAGTTCAACTAGTCCAGTGTTGTAAGCTATGGTAGCTTGAATAACAGATCCAGCTTCATTGGTATCAGCTGATCCGCTAGGTAAGCCGTGAGGACCTTGCTTTAATCCATCGGGTGTTACCATTGGCACATTCACCCTTCTCTTACCTATTTCTAATATAGTATCGCAGTATGATGACTGAAATACCCTACATTTATATTCATCGTATAGAAGTTGCAGATTAGGACCTAGTGACCTATCATAGGCACTGAAGTCTAATGACACAAGTAGTTCACCTCGAGAAACAGCTTTTACAACCATTGCTGTGATTACTTTATCTACTTCATCAGGACCCTGTAAAGCAACTCTCCAAGATAATTTCTTCTGATAATCCAAGAAAGGGTAGAAAAACATACCTTCAAAAACGATATTAGCCAAAGCTATACCCCAGACGATACGAGTTTTTAGCATTTCTTGTGTCCTAACAAAAGGGACAGCAGCATATTCTTTGAGCCACTCACTCTCTAAAAATGCTTTATCTAAGAATTTATCCTTAACTTTACCTTTCTTAGTAAGATAGGGAAGACCTGAATTAGTATCACTTTTAATAATACTAACCACTCTTTTAACGTCCCAAGGTCTTAATCTAGAAGGCACAGCTAAATCTAATTGCTTTAGGTTTGTTTCGGAAGTGTTATTACTCCAATATTCATAGAACTCTGACTTGATATCACTCCAAGGTTTTGCTCTACTCCTACTTCCAAATTTGCTTCTTTCATTCTCCTCAATAGAATGTAAAGTATCATTGATTGCAGACTTATTATTGTTGAAAACTTTATCCCAACCATCTAGAACTTTCGCTTCACCAAGATTTTCAATTATAGGATTGCAAATATTTGGGGAGTCCAAGCTACCTTGTATAAGTCTGCTAAGGACGCGGGAAAGTTCAGAAACTTCTGTAGTATTAAGATCATACATAGTAGAAACATTCTGAAGTGTGCGGCTTAACCTAATCATAATCAACTTTATTCACGTTACGCTACTTCTTCTTCTTTACCCATTGTTTTCCCTTTGCCTTTCTTCTTACCATAGCTTCTTCTCTTTCCGCGAGGCTTTCGATCGTAAGAGGAATCTTTAACAGATGACGAGTCAATATCGAATAATTTACCCAACCAGTCAATACTAGGTTGTGTCATAGCGTCGATACTGTTTCCAGTTAATTCGTAAGTACCGAAGGGTACAGAGTAATGATCTGTAGAGCCTGCAATATAATTTACGTAAGGCTGTCTCATAGGAAGAGTGTCGAAGTCCGACAATCCGTTAATAATAGAGTAGTTAGAAGGTACCCACTGCATAATTCCATTTATATAAACAAAGGAATATCTGCTAGTGTATCGGGTAGTAGATATCGGATCACCGTAAGCGTACGAACTAGGTACAGGAACCATAGTTCCAGACCAAGCAGACCTTGAACCATCCCAAATACTGCATGTAGCTTGAATGTCTCCAATTTCGGATTGTTCGAATTTTTGGCAGACAGCAAACTTAGTACTTTTGTCAGAATAACTCACGAAAGGTACGCGATAGTCATAAGACCCTTCAGGAATATATGTTGTTTGAAAAGCAGGACTGTTGATGAAACGAGCAATAAACTTCTCTGAATACTCAGGGAAAGTCTGAGTAGGATTCACAGTAGTAGCTACCCAAGCAGGGAAAACTCTTGACATCATGTCAACAGTATTTCTAGTTGGATGATTTGGATCATCAAGAGCACCTAACTCTTGAATAGTGTCTAATAGTCCCATATAAATAGTAGTAAAGACAGGTTCTACCTGAATACCTGAAGTTAAAGGGACAGGAGTAAAACTTATAGTATTAGAACAGTCACTATTAATGTTAGTTTTGTAGACTGAGTACATATTAGCTACTTCCGCGATCATAGTCGGTGGAATCGGAAGTGCGTCAAGTCTCTCTTTTAATATAGCTAAATACTGTAGATCCGATGTTTGAAACATTTGTCTAATTTTGTTTCTACTTAAATCCCTTTGTCCAGGACCTTGTATAACGGAATAAGTATTTACCATAAAGAAATACTTTGACAGTGCTGTAAAGAGTAGATTAAAATAAGTGGTAACTTTATCATACGCAAAGTTAACACCAGCGTTAATGTTGAAGCCAACAGAGGCTTGAGCTCTAAGCTGAATATTAGGAATATAGACATTTTCCCAGTATGTATTTGCAAATGCATTGTTTGGCGGAATTCGTAACTGAACGCACGCCATATCTGCAGTTACTTCTCTACCATCCATATTTTGGGGTTCACCGACATCAATGCTAGGAGCATTCATGTTTGGAGGGTATAAAGTAGTATTAACACCAGTTAGAAACTCAACCTTCATAGGCTCAGTATTCATAGCGAAAGCACTAGTCTCACCGTTTGCACCAAAGCCTTCAGCTCTGTTACCAATTGTGCCAGTGCCGCCAGGACCACCAAGTCCAGCAGTACGTGATTTAAAGCGTTCAGCTGCTTCTTCAGCTTTCTCAATCACTGCTCTAGCGCCTTTGCCTGCTAAATCTCTAGCAGTTCTACCAGCGTAGTCACGAGCTAAACCAAGTACTTGATCAAATAGGTTAAGACCTGTACCAGAGACACTTGGATTTAGAACAGCTGGTGTATAGCCTAGTAATCGATGACCATGTTTTTCGCTATCAATAGCACACATAGCTGAGTTTGTAGCCTCGAATTTAGTATATTCAGTAGCATCTGCTTCACCGAAAAGTAATCTTTCGAATCTTTCAAGAGTGTAAGCGGTGTCAAAACCCAGAGATGAACAGTAGTCAACGTACTCATTATATAATGGATTAAGATCCAATATATCGCGTATCGTTTCTTCTTCTTTTTCTTCTGTCATAGTAGTTCTTTGCATGTTGTCAGACCACAGAACCAGTGGTGTAAAATTATTCAAATCGGAAAGATTGAATCTGACTTTGTACTTTTT